TGCCTCTAAGAAGCCGGTGGAGGCGCCGGCGCTCAGCGAGGTCACCCCGCAGCTGGACATGCTTGCGGAACCAGCGGCGACGCCCAAGGCTGATGCCACGCCGGCTGCTCCCCTTGGCTCCCTGCGCTTCGACCCGAAGGGCAAGGTACCCTCGAATGTTCACGGGGCGATGGTAACCGCCCTGCATGCGCTGGCGCGGGCGCACAAGAGAAAGGCCGGCAACGACAGCTTCGCAATCGGGATCGATAATGGGCGTTACGTCTCGGCACGGGCCGGGAGTACGGAGCGCCACATGCTTAGCTATGACCCCGAGACCGAGTCGTTCACGCACACGTTCGAGCCTGGCGATTCGACAGCGGGGACAAGCTCCACCCACGCGTCGATCGACGCCCTTCATACTTACATCCGAGGCCTGTAAGCCACCATGGGACTGCTCAACCTCCTAGCGCCTTCATCGTTCACCCTCGAGAAGGCGGCGCCGTCGGCGAAGGACATGCCGGAGCGCACGGGGAAGACGTGGCAGGTAGACCCATTCGCGTACGTCGACTCGCTGACGCACCGGGATCGCCCCAGTGCGCTCTCGTCGTCATGCGGGACGGCCGGGCTCCGGGCACAGCGGCTGCCGCCAAGATGGCCCAGCAGCTGTCCAATGAGGTCCAGTTCTGTGGGCAGCCGGGGATGGCACGGGACAACTTCGAGGCGTTCCTGCGGAAGTTCACGCGGGACTCGCTGATCTATGACCAGGCCTGCGCGGAAGTGATCCCGCGCCGGAATGGGCTGCCGGCCTTCTTCGAGGCCGTCGATGCTGCCACGATCCGTCTCGCTGCGACCCCGGTGCCTCCCACCGATCAGAAGGGATTCAAGCTCACGGACCTCGAGCCCCAGTCGCCGTTCCAGCAGGCTATGCAGGCCTACCAGCGCGACATGATGGTGCAGAAGGGGAATGAAGAGGTACCGGCCAAGTACGTCCAGGTCATCTCTGGCACCGTCCGGGCGACGTATGCCGAGGATGAACTGTTCTTCGGCGTTCGCAATCCGCGAACAGACTTGATTACGGCCGGCTATGGCATGAGCGAGCTCGAGTCCCTGATTGGGGTTGTGACGAGCTACCTGTATGCCGAGGAATACAACCGCCGAATCTTCACCCAGGGCTCGATCCCCAAGGGCATCCTGAACCTGAAGGGTGAGATCACGGACCAGCAGCTGCAGGCCTTCAAGCGCGAGTGGTCCACGCTGATCGCTGGCGTCCAGAACAGCTGGAAGACCCCGGTCCTCAATGCCGAGGATATCGAGTACATCAATCTCCAGCAGGTCAACACGGATATGGAGTACATGCAGTGGATCCAGTTCCTGGTCCGCCTCGCGTGTGCCGTGTACCTCATCGACCCGGCCGAGATCAACTTCGACATGCCTCGGGGTCTCGAAAGCACCAACCCGATGATCGAGAGCTCGAACGAGGCCAAGCTCCGGGCTTCCAAGGACCGTGGGCTGGCGCCGCTGCTCCGCTTCATCCAGCGGGGCGTTAACGACATGTACGTCCATCGGATCGACCCGGACTTCGAGTTCAAGTTCGTCGGCCTCGATGCCCGGACCCTCGAGCAGCAGCAGGCGGTCGCCGTCCAGGCAGTGGGCACGTACAAGACCCTGAACGAGGTCCGGGCCATGGAAGATCTCCCGCCGGTGCCGAACGGCGAGATCATCATGAACCCGACCTACGTCCAGCTGCTCATGCAGCAGCAGACCATGGCGATGCAACAGCAGCAGATGGCGATGCAGGCGGAGGCGGACAAGGCCGCTGCCCGGGGTGACGGCGAATGATCTCGCGCTGGGAGCAGCTGCTGAAGGCCGTGCGGTATTCGGGTCATGGGGCGGAGAAGACCATCCACCTCGACACGCATGCTGGTCCGGTCAACATGAAGCTGTACCAGAATCGCGATGGAACGGTGTGGGTCGACGGGATTGGTAAGCCGGGGCAGGAGGCCGCTGACGAGCCTGACCACGACTACATCGGCACCGTCGGACAATCTCATCTGCGACGTCTCAAGCGTGAAATCGAACAGCTGCCGTGGCCTACGAAGGTGAAGGCCTGGCAAGGGTATCGGGCCACGGGCTCTCGCCCAGGCCGAATTGCCACCGTGCCGGCTGAAGGCCAGGGGCGTTAAGCATGGTAGACCTGAATTCTCCGTTCTATCCCCTCTACGAGCTCCTGCTGAAGTCACTCGGGGAGCAACCCACCTTCGAGGTGGAGTTCGACAAGGCGGCCAAGAAGCAGATGGATGGGCTTGGGTTTGAGGGGCAGCGCCGGGTCCAGAAGCTCGTGGACCGGGTCCATGGGACCCCACTGCATCAGCCGAACCCGGCCCTCACCCGGATCGAGCCCCAGCAGCTGAAGGCCATGGGGCTCCCCCACACCTCCCGGAATCACTACACGGTGGGTGACTACCGCCTCCGAATGATGGCCGAGCTCCAGGGCAACAAGCTCCGGATCTTCGATGTCCGCACTCGTGAGGATAGCAAGCACTCAGGCCGGACCCGGCGCTGAGAGAAATCCCGCAAGGTCTTCCCCGGCAGTTGTCACGCACGGAGCGCTGATGGACATGAATATGGAAGGGCTGAGCCTCGAGTCGTTCTCGATCCCCGTCTCCTCGGTGAGCCTGGCCAAGAGCAAGGCCGGCGACGCGGAGCCGTGGACGATCGAGGGGCTCGCCTCGACGCCGTCGCAGGACCAGCAGGGGGAGATCGTCCTCGTGAAGGGGCTCGACCTCAGCTACCTCGAGCAGGGCAAGGGCACGTTCAACTGGAACCATTTCGGTGACAAGGACCCGTCCAGCGTCGTCGGCCTGATCACGGACCACAGTCGGACGATCGACGGGGAGCTCTTCGTAAAGGGCAAGCTCCTCAAGAACCTGCCGAAGGCGCGGGCCTGCTACGACCTCCTCAAGGCGCTGGACGCGGAGGGGGAGACTCGGCGGCTGGGCATGTCCATCGAGGGCAAGGTGCTGCACAAGCAGAACCGCGTGATCTACAAGGCGTGGGTGAAGGCCGTGGCCCTCACGATGGACCCGGTCAATCCGGACACCTACGTCTCGTTCGCCAAGAGCTTCGCCGGGGCGGAGTACCTCCCCGAGAGCGAGAGTGACCTGGTGGACCTGGACCCGGCGACGATCGAGCGGGCGCTCCTCATCGCCAAGAGTGTCCCGGTGGGGGCAACCTCGTCGGGCAGCGTCGCGGAGGGCAGCGTCCTGACGCCCGAGTCGCTCGAGCGTGGGGTGCGTGACCTCGGCTACGCCGGCGGGAAGAAGCGGAAGCAGTCGCGTGAGAAAATGTCGAAAGGCTACTCCTTCGACGAGGCATTCAGGTACATCAAGTCGCTGGTGCCACAAGCATCTGACGAGTTCGTCAACGGTCTCGTCCGGTTCGCCTTCAGCCAGCAGGAGCACACCCGATGAGTGAACAGAACATGGAGCCGACCGTCACGGAGTCGGAGCTCCAGAAGTCCATCGAGAGCCTGATGGCGCTCCTGGACACGGAGGCCCCGGTGGTCGAGAGCCTCGACAAGTCGATGGCCCACCTCGGCACCCTTGGCGGGCTGGCGGATCGCGCCGGCGCCCCGCCGCTGGACCCCAGCCTCGAGATCGGCGGCGCCGAGATGGAGCAGCTGGGCGAGGAGCAGGGCGAAGACCTCGATGCTGTGGCTCGCCATGTGGCGACCCAGGGCATGGGCTTCGACGTCGTCAAGAAGTCGCTCGAGAAGAGCGCCAAGGGCGACGACGATGAGGAGCGGGACGATGAGCAGGACGACGACGAGCACGACGACAAGGAGGAGGAGATGGACGAAGAGTTCGCCAAGAGCCTGGCGGCTGCGTTCGCGGAGCAGGACCAGGTGGTCGAGGCAGCCGCGTCCAGCGAGTTCGCCAAGTCGCTGGTGCTGGGCACGATCGAGGGGCTCTCGATCGCGCATGATGAGTTCGCGAAGAGCCTGGCTGAGATGGAAGATCGTCAGGACGCCAAGGTGGCGGTCCTCGCGAAGGGCCTCGCTGCGATCGCCAAGGCGGTCGACGAGATCCGCGCCGAAGTGGTGAAGGTGAGCAACGCCCCGGCCCGCCCGATGGCGAAGTCGGTCCGCGTGCTCGAGAAGAGCTTCGGCGGGCAGGAAGCGTCGGTGGACCCGATGCTGTTGAAGTCGAAGGTGACGGCGGCGCTCGAGCGTCGGGTCGCTGACGGGAAGCTGGACGCGTTCCAGCTGGTGCGGTACGAGACGTCCGGTGTGCTCGATCCGGTGCTCGCCAAGGACATTCAGAGTGAGCTGGGTCTCTAACCCAGCACCAAGCCCAGCTTAGTCTGGAGGAGCAACACATGCAGTATGGCGCAGACCTCGGTGCCGCTGGCACCAACTTCGGCGTGGGCTCGGCCCAGGAAGTCGAAGAGCTCAACAAGGCGTTGACCGCCGGCTACGGCCGTGGCGGCAACCAGGCGGACGGTGGCATTGGTGCCCCGCTCCGCGTGGAATCCCTCGAGGCCACCCTCAAGGTGACCACCTTCTCGGAGCGCAACATTGTGTTCTGGAAGGACATCCCGAAGCTCCCCGCCTTCAACACGGTGGAAGAGTTCAACCAGCTGAACGGCTACGGCACGGCTGGTGGCTACTTCGTGCCGGAAGGCGTGGCGCCGCAGGAATCCGACAGCAGCTATGCCCGTAAGACGGTGCAGGTGAAGTATGTCGGCTCGCTGCGTAAGGTCACCCACCAGATGACGCTGGTTCGCCCGGCCCATGGTGACGTGATCGCGCTCGAGACGATGAACGGCACCCGCGAAATCCTCCGCACGGTGGAAGAGTCGCTCTTCAATGGTGACTCGGCCTGCGTCGCGCAGGAGTGGGATGGCTTCGAGAAGCAGTTCTATGATGGCATCGGCGTCGAGAACGGCGACGAGAACATCCTCGACCTCCGTGGGCAGGCCCTGACCGAAGGCAACCTCGGTGAGGCGGCCCGTGTCATCATCGACAACTATGGCTTCCCGACCGCGATGTACTGCGGCTTCGAGACCATGACGGACCTGAACAACCTCTTCCTGCCGCGTGAGCGCATCAGCCTGAACGCCGCCAACCCCGGCGTCGCGGGCTTCGCCCTGCAGCAGTTCATGACCGCCGGCGGCGCCTACGCGTTCCGTCCGAGCGTGTTCATCAAGCCGGGTGAGACGGCGGCGACAGTGGCGGTGGGTGCGGCGGCCTCGATCCCGGGCGCGTCCGGTGTCACGGTCGCGGGTGTCGCGGCGACCTCGGTCGGTGCGGCCTCGCTCCTCGGCGCGGGCACGTACAAGTACGCGGTGGTCCTCGAGAACCGCTTCGGCAAGACGGCGCGTATCGAGTCGGCCAACGTCACGGCGACGGCGCTGCAGCAGGTCACGGTGACCGTCTCGGGTCTCACGGCCAACTCGGCCACGTCGATGCGTATCTATCGCTCGACTGGCGCGGCCGGCACGGGCCCCCTGAAGTTCGTGAAGCGTGTCCCGATCGCGGCCAACGCGACCTCGGCCACGTTCGTGGACAAGGACTTCGACATCCCGGGCACCTCGAAGGCGTACCTGATGCAGGTCGACCTCGACGTGATGTCGTTCAAGCAGCTGGCGCCGTTCACCAAGATCCCCCTGGCGACGATCGACCCGTCGATCCGCTGGATGCAGCTGCTCTACGGCACCCCGGCGCTCTACGTGCCGCGCCGTATGGTGCTCTTGAAGAACATCGGTAAGGCGGCGTAAGCCACCTGCTGATGGCAGTGAACAGGGAGGCCGGCCAGCAATGGCCGGCCTCCTTGCATTCTGTGACAACAAACCCGCAAGGTCCCCTCGGGTGAAGCATCCACCCTCTACCTTGTGGTGACCGACCCTCATGCCGAAGATCACGAACGACGCGCTTGCTGGCCAGGCTATTCAGGTCCTCGATGCCCTCATCACCCTGGATGACGAGGGTCACGCGGAGGTGACGGCCGAGCAGGCAGAGCACCTCGCGCAGATCCCGGGCTACACCATCGTCCAGGACGCCCCCAAGCCGGCGGCCAAGGTCGCGAAGAAGTCCGCCGCTGCGGACAAGGAGTAACCGATGCCCATCAAGCCGAATGGCTATCTGACGGGTCGGACGATGCCGACGACGAACGACCAGCTGGTCATGCACCTGGACCCCTGGCGAGCGTCGAACCTCGGCACGACGACGGCGACGATCACGGTTCCCTGCCCAGCGGCGCCCAGCCCCGGGGGCCGCGTCCCGCAGATCGCGATCGCGACGATCTACCTGAGTGGGACGGGGAACGCCAAGGCGCAGATCCTGAGTGGGACGGATGTCATCCTCGAGTACAAGCTGAGCGGTGGTCAGCCGATCATGCTCCCGTACTTCCCCGGCAACATCACGATCGAGCCGGGTGAGAACCTCACGATCACCGTGACGGGTGCGACGGCCGATGCCTCGGTGACGGCCACCGGCGTCGTCTACCGCTAAGTCGACACCTCGATAGATGCCACGGCCTCGGTGACCCCGGGGCCGTTGGCGTTCTGAGAACAACGTGCAAACCCCAGCCTGTACCGAGCCCCGGGCGTGAGCCGGGGGACGGTGCCATCAGGCACTGGCGTGCACACTAACACCCGCCTCTGCAGGCAAGGGCTGAACCATGGCAAACGCGATCTATCCGAAGGCGAAGG